CAAACTGATATTCAAGTTTTCTAATAGCATCATCATCCATATCACCGATATCTTTATATTGTTTATCTAATTTGATTACTGTTATTAGTGACCCTAATTTCTCAGTTAGGCGGTCAGCCATAATTGAGCCTGCCTCATCATTATCTGCTACAAGCACAACATTATTGAAGTACTTTTCTAACAGTTTCATCTGGCTTGATGACACATTAGCCCCCAGCGTAGCGACTGAGGGAAAACCAACTTGATCTAATCTAATTGCATCAAAAGATGATTCTACAATATAAACAACCTTTGATGACTTTACTCTGTGCAAATTAAATAATATTTTACTTTTTGGGAGTCCTGGAGTATTCTTAAACTCTTTACCTTCAATAGTTCTAGCAACAAACCCAATTGTCATACCGTCTGGAGACTGCATAGGAATAGTTACAGAGTTTTGTTTTTCAGAAAATCCTAGGTCAAACTTAACAACTGACTGTTCTGTAATTCTTCTGCCATTAAAATATGACATGGCTCTTGGTGACTCTAAAGCCTGCTTGTTTAGTCTTTTAATTAATAGTTCATCATACTGAATAAAATCTGGTGCTGCATATAAGGCCTTATTAACTACTGCCTCAAGATCAGTCTGTGTTTCTTTACTTTTAATATATCTAATAGACTCAAAGTATGTCCTACCAGTGGTATGCATAATTAATTCTGTTAGATTTTTTGTAGTTTGACAACCAAAACAAAAGAACAATCCAGACTCTTTAGATACTTCGCCAGCAGGCGTACGATTATTGTTATGGTATGGGCAGAATACAATGTAGTCGGTACCGTATTCGGCTTCTATATCTATTCCTGCGCCTGTTAGTACTCTGTGTATCTGCTGTGTTGTATATATCTCTTTAGCCATTTTTGTCTTCGTAATCTTTGTATCTGTAATATCCCTTGTCAAAATCTACTTGTATTAAAAAGTCTCCCATAAATCCGTTACGATTTTTTCTGAATGCACATTCAATTATATCACTGTTCGTTGCCCTACCAAGTGCTAAAACCCAGTCTGCATCGTATGCAATTTGACGTGACCAAGCAGTTTGACCAAGAGTTGGAACTGTGCTCATATTTGTAACATCATCTGGTGTTGCAGAAGATATTGCAATAATTGGAACTTCTTCACTAATAGACATTAGTTTAAGTTCACGAGAAAGATTTTTCATACGCACTGTTTCATTGTCAGACTTTTGGTTTGGTGCCATCAATTGTAGATAATCTACAATCACAAAATCTGGACGGTACTGATCAATCTTTCCACGAATTACTGATGGATTAATTTCTCCACCACTATCATTTGAAATGATATGGAATGGTGGTTTGCCAGCAAGTTTGCTGTCATGCCATTTTTTAAGCATATCAATTTCTATATCTCCATTAGATATTTTACGATGTGACCATAGCCCTTCACCCATAATCGCAAATACACGATTACGCACTTCTGTCTCAGACATTTCTAGACTTATGATCATTGGTGTCTTGCCCTGTTTCCATGCCTGTACGGCAAAGTAAAGAGCAAGCCAGGACTTGCCAATGCCTGGATATGCTAGGAAAATCCCCAATTGCCCTGGCATAATTCCTGAAGGAAGGTAATTGTCAAATCCTGGCAAGCCTGTTTTAATTCCCATTTTGCCAAGTTCTTGTTGCTTTTTTACGTTTTCAAAATATGTAATAGCAGACTGAATATCAGTAGCATCAATATCACGAATAGCAGATGTATTTTTCTTTAGTTCAGAAGTTTTTGTAATTAATTGCTCTAAAGCCTTTACGCCTTGACCACCCTGTACGTCTGTGGCAGCATTGCGAATAATATCTTTAAGGCTATCATTTAAATAGTCTGCTTGCAATTCTTCTAAATGATGCTTTGTTGTACCTACCCCAGAGACAGGAGCAAAGTCTCTAAACTTTTCAACTACAAGAGAGGATGGCGGAACAGTCCCATTGCTTTCTGCATATCTCTTGATAAAATTCCAAACATCATTATGTGTTCTTAGAAGTCCGTCTATGTTGGCCTGCAATAAAACATGGATCTGTTTATCTTCTAATACTGCACTTATTACTCTTGCCTCTGAATTACTCACTCAACCACTTCCTAGCCAATTTTCTACGCTCTGCTCTTTCTTGTAAATCTTGTTCTGTAGCCATTCTACCATTTAGAATTTGTTGTGCGTTGTATGCAAAAAAATTCCATGTTGGATGCTGTACTATATCAAAATAATATTGTAATAAATCATAGCAAGCAGCAAGCCCATAAGATTCTACAAGGGCATCTGCAGCCCACTGCTCAACATTAAGATTGAGATTAGACTTTTGCTCGTATCTCTGCAAATGAAGTTTATTGTAGCGACTGAGCAAAGCCATGCGGTCTTTGCGGTCTGCCACAATTACTCTTCTGTAATTTCTGCTTTGGCTTCTTGAACTTTCTCAATAACCTTTGCCTCAACAAAATCGTATACACGATCCATTGCTTCATTTGTAGTCTCGCCGTTACGAACATGATCAACAACGCCAAGATCTACTCGCAAAGATTGAAAGTTTCCTAAATTAAGTGTGTATCCAAGTGTTACAGATACCTGTGTTTCATTACGCTCTTCCACTGCTTACCCCCTTCAAAGGTTAATTTATGCTCTCAGACCAAACTGGTATAAATCTACCATCTTCAGTTCTTGTATAAACCAGTATACCATCGCCAGTTCTACGTGTCAACTCCTGTGTTGTAGGAGTCATATTGTTTGTTATTAAATTATCTTTTCTTGGTCTACCGAAATGTATACTTGCAAGTATATCACGTATCTCTTTTAATTGCGACTCAGAGTAGTATGCTCTTATTTGCCATCCTCGTGTACCGCCAACTTGTGCACCTGTTGGTGGTGGAATAACTCCTCGTTTAATTAGAGATGGAAAATATTTGCGGTGCCTATTGACAAGTCGTGCAGTTTCTGCTACAGTATATGCCTTTTCTCTGTTTTTTCTAAAGTCAATACGAAAACAAGTTTCTAATCTATCTTTTGTAATATTATAAACAGTTACCATACCAGTAGATCTTGAACTATGATGAAGCCTTACAAGATCGCCATTTAAAAACCAGATAGTTTTATTGCCTGGAATTATAGGCTGGTTATTGTAGTCTTTGCTCTCAAGTTTTCTAGGTCCAAAAGCCATTGACCGTACCTACTTTGTGATGGTGGATGATAAAACTTTCTGGTACCACAACTAATGCAATATGTTTCAATATGCATTTCGCTAGAGTATTGTCTATCAATAAACATTCTACCCTTGCATTTACTGCAATAAATCATTTAACTGATTCCCCTTAATTAGGAATTCCAATAGCGATTAGGTGAACAGCCAAAGATAAATTGCCTGATGCACCAAATCTAACAATTCCTTCTATTCTTGATGTTGTTACAGTTTTTAAAATTACTGTAACATTTTGCCCCGCTGGAGTATTTCCAATATTTACTGCTGTCGCAGTAGCAATTGGCGCATACTTAAAGTCAGATGGAAAATCATACGAAAATGTTTTTTCATTGCCAGCACTGACTGTTGAATTATTTGCAACTTCTATATAGCCACCAATTAAACGTGCCTCGGATGTTTTGATATTTTGTTTTCCAGCACTTACGGTATCAACAGTTGTATAGTTATATGTTGCTGACGATACCTGAGTAGCCAACTGATTTACAGTATCTGCTAACTGATAAATATATGTTACGTCTAGAGGTTGCCCTCGTTCTGGTAAAGGTACTTTTGCCATTATCTCTCCATTATATCATTAGACTGTTTCGTTGGTAAGAACATACATTTTTAAAAATGGTGTACCAACTGGACCATCTGCTCTTTCGATTGGATATCCTTTTAAATAAATTTCAACACTAAGCCTATTTGGTGGAGAAGGTTGAACTACACCATTGACTGTATATGTGGATGGTATTGGTAAAGAAATTGATGTTGTTTCTAATCTTTCTTTATATAACCAATCACCATCGCCTGCGCCACGGTCCCATCTAACCCAAATATCATACTCAAGTGCTTTTGAAATAGAATAAGTATTAGGTCCATCAATTTTTGTTATTTCTACAGAATCCCAAACAATCTGTGCAATGCTTCCCGCTTTATGAAAAACAATATCGCCAGTTTCATAAGTAAATCCTGGCTGTACTAGATATATAGGAGACCAATGAGATGTTCTATTTTTATCTGTTGAAACAAACCTATATCTTATTGTATACCCTTCATTTTCTGAATTTATAGGTGGTAGTTCAGAAATAGGAACTATAAGTTTTTTAATTGTTGGATCTGTCATTAGGTTACCCCAATAATAAATCTGAATTCTATATAATTGCTAGTGTTAGGATTTTTTACAACAGTTTCAGCATCTGTATTTTTTACAACAGTATATCCAGTAAGACCATATAGAGGACTTGTAGTTGCAATATTTTCTAGTCTAAGAGCATCAAGCGCAATGTAGTAATCTTCTGATGGTAGATCATCAACAATAACTGATGCATATATTTTTGCTACAGTTACGGCGTTCCAGGTAAAGCCTTGTGTCTGATATAGTTCTTGTAGTTGTGACTTTACTACAAAATATCTATTAGTAGAAAAGTCATACGTTCCACCAGTACCGCTGCCGTTTTCTAGTTCTATTTCAAATCTAGCAAACTCTCCTACATTTTCTATATCTGTTTCAGAAAATTCAATCAATATTCTGACTGTGTCTGGAACATCTGTAGAATCTCCATCTTTACTAATTAAAGAAAAAGCAAATCTTAACTCATCAATTGGGGAGTTTCTATTAAAATCAATATTTGGACTTAGTAGATGAATATGGTTTGATCCTGGCTCTACTACAAAATGACCGCCAGAACTTCCAGTAGATGGGTCTATTGTTAGATCAGCATCATCGCCACGAATTAAAATAATATTATTTAAAAATCTACAACGCTCATATCTTTCTGGACGAGGGGATTTATAAAATATTGAGTTATCTGAGTTTGTTTGAAAAACTAAGTCTGTGGTTGCAATAATGTTGTCATCGTTTGGATCGTCCAATGGCTCTGTAATGGTAGGAATTGATGTTGCTGCAACTGACGTGTGATATTGCCAGTTTTCTCCCTGAGTAAAAGCAAAAACCGTTTTGCTATCAAATGCCCCTGCTGCTGGATTAAATCCTGCAGAATATAATCCAACCTCTGATATTTCATATCTTTCTTCTGTTGGTAGTTCTGCTGTAAGAACTAATTTTTCTGTACCGCTTTCATTAACAAATCCTCTTGAAGAAATTGGAACACGAAACA